AGTACCCCTCCCCGTTTCACGGCGGGGTGGGGGAAAGGACGTTAAGTGATGTGGTGGTGTCATGATCGTAACTTTGCAAGATTACATTTTTGTTGTCAGACGGTTGCTGCATGATGCAAATGCCAACTTCTGGACTGACCAAGAACTAACAATCGACATCAACGATGCTCGACAACGCCTTGTGCGTGATACGGGTTGTCATCGTATTCTTCAAACAAGTGCAGTCCTTTCTGGCATTGAAGCATACGACTTTGCCACTCTTCCCCAAGGCACAAAGACGATGGACGTGATCAACCTCAATGTTTATTGGGGCAATTCCCGTATTCCATTGCGCTATGTCTCGTGGACTCAATTCAACGCTCAGATGCGTTACTGGATCAACTATCAGGGCCAACCGGTCATTTACTCAATGTACGGGCCAAACAAGTATTTTGTAGCCCCTGTGCCTGACCAAGATTACGTCACAGAGCTGGACACGGTTGTCCGGCCTACAGATCTTGTGGCTTTGGATGACATTGATACCGACATTGTAGATCCGTGGAAAGGACCAGTGCCTTTCTATGCCGCTTACATGGCTAAGTTCAAAGAACAGAGCTATGGCGAAGCGGAATTGTTCAAACAGCAATACACGCAACAAATTCAGAACGTCCTGTCCACTACGTTCACACGCAGGATGCCTGACCCTTATAGTCATCCGTACTGATCATGGCAGCATCTCCTGAGCAGAAGAAACAATACCATGTCTCCAAATCCTTCAAGGGTTTGAACACCAAAGCCAATCGCACGGCTATTGGTGAGGATGAGTTTTCATGGATTGAGAACGTCCAACCTATCGGGTTTGGCAATCTCAAAGTTGTTCCTAACTACTCGAACGTCTCTGCTACATGGTCAAACACTGTCACCGAGTTTACCAGCGTTAATATCAACAATGCTGATTACATTTTGGCCTTTCAGGCTGACGGTCGCGCTGAGTATTACAACATTAAAACGTCTACACAAGGCAACGTAGCTCCTGCTGGCACGTTTACCGGCACGGGTGTACGGGCGAAGCAGTGGAAAAACGAACGCGCTATCATTACTGATCCTGTTAAAGGCTATTACACTTGGGATGCGATTGACCTAATTCCAGTTGGATCAGTAGGTGCAATTGGCATTACCAACCCTGGTGCGGGGTATATTGAAGCCCCTACGGTCACAATTAGTGCTCCAAACGTCACAAATGGGGTGCAAGCTACCGCTGTTTGCTCGATTTCCAACGCATCTGGCACAATCATAAGCATTGGCATTGATGCCATAGGATCTGGTTATACCTCTGTCCCGACAGTGACCGTTGCCCCTCCTAGCAGCTCTTTTGGCGTTCAAGCACAGGCTTCTGCGTCTATTCAGGGCGGCAACGTCGTTGTAATCAGCGTTACTAACCCAGGTTCTGGTTACACCAATGTTCCTGCAATCACGATTACAGGCGGTGATGGGGCAAGTGCAAACGCTATCGCCAAGCTCGGATCTGGTTTGGTGTCTGCTATTGCCATTACTGAAGCTGGATCTGGTTACACAGCAACTCCAACGGTCACGATCAGCGCACCAACGGGTGCAAATGGCGTCAATGCTACGGCTGTCGCTGGTTTCTTGACGTTCAAAACGGGTGCTGTGGGCGTGTTGATCACCGCTGGCGGCACAGGCTACACTAGTCCACCTAACGTGACCATAAACGGGGCCGGCACGGGCGCAAATGCTGTTGCTGTTGTAAACGGCGGCGTTGTCACTCAGGTTGTCGTTACCAACCCAGGCAACAACTACATTGCTAACACAACGGTGTCTTTCAGTGGCGGTGGCGGGTCTGGTGCAACAGCTAAAGCTATTACAACCGTTGACTCAAACGTAGACATTGCCTCGTTCCAAGGTCGAGTGTGGATTGCACAGGGCCGTACGGTGTTCTACTCGGCTGCTGGGTCTTACAACGACTACATCACGGTCTCTGCGGGCAACATCAACCTTCAGGATGATACCCTGCACAGCAAGATCAACGCTTTGATCTCGGCTAACAATTTTCTGTATGTGTTTGGTGAGAACAGCATCAACGTGTTCTCTGATGTGCGCGTAGGCACAACTGGTAACACACTGTTTACCAACACAAACGTGTCGGCTTCTATCGGATCTCGGCGTATTGATGCAATCTTTCCGTATTTCAGGTCGTTGCTGTTTGCCACAGATTACGGAATTTACGCACTTGTCGGGGCAACAACCAGTAAGCTGTCAGACGCTTTGGATGGCATCTTTCCTAACATCAACTTTGACTATCCCATAACGGGTGGTCAGGTGTTGCTGAACAACATTCTTTGCGCTGCGTTCAATTTCTATTACAACGACCCCGTAACAGGTACGACGCGCCCGATTCAAGCTGTATTTTTTGACAAGAAGTGGTTTATTACGAGCCAAGGTCAAACTGCGCGTGTGACGTCCGTTGCTCAGGCCGGTGGTGTTTACCTTTACAGCACCAACAACACGAACCTTCAAAAACTATACGCAGACAGCACAACTCCAATTAGTTCTGAAATTCAATCGGCTCTCTGGCCTATGAACGACACCATCCGCGACAAGCAGGCTCTTAAATGGGGTCTGGAAGCCATTCTAGGGGCTTCTGGCGGCACTGTTACGGTCACAGTGGACAATGAGACTGGTTTAGGCACTGCTGGCACTTACACGGCCACCAATTTCATTAGCTGGCAAAACCGTGCGGGTGCTTTGATTGGTTGGCAAAACAACAGCAATGCTGCGATTGGTTGGGTTGGCGTTGTGACAGGCTATTACCTTTATAAGTACGATGCACAGCAGTATGGAAAATATCTCGGACTTACGCTACAATCACAAAGTCCGGCTCTGGTCTATAGCACTCTGGAAATGGAATACGAATTAAGGGCGAGGTTCTAATGTCACTTCCTGTAACGGTTCCGTTTACGTTTGGAAATGCTACGACAACCCAATCGTTGTCGAGCCTCGATACTAATTTCACAACAATTACCAATTCCGTCAATGGTTTGACCAATGGTGCAAGCAAAATTAATGTTGCGTCCATTACGGCTACCGGCACGGCTAACGCTACAACCTATTTGCGCGGTGATGGTGCTTGGGCAACTGTTACAGGTGGCGGCACAGATGCAACTTACGCAAATCTAACTGTCACTCAAAATCTTATTCCTCCTTCCTCGTTCCTCCGCAACCGCATCATCAATGGTGCAATGCAAATTTCCCAACGTGGTACAAATTTTTCTACGCCAGCAAATGGATCATATACAATTGACCGTTGGTTTATTGGTTGGGGCGGAGCCGCTCCAGCAACCGTTGCACAAGTTTCAAATAGCGGCGGTTATAGAAACGCTCTCCAAATTACGGGGGCTGCAAGTAACACAACAATGCCCATATCCCAAAGGATTGAATCTTTCAATTGTTCAGACTTGTCTGGGGCAACCGTCACAATACAAGCCAATATAACTGTATCAGTAAATCAAAATGTTTTGTGGCAATTGTACTACCCAACAGCGCAAGATAATTATACAAGCACAACATTAGCTTCTTCTGGAAATTGGTCAGCAACAACATCAGCAACAACATTCACAGCTACAATCACTGGGCTTCCATCTGGCGTAACAAATGGGTTGCAACTTGTAATAGCCCCCAATGGAGGTAGCGCGTTTACATCTGGCACAATTACCATCACAGGCGTACAGCTTGAAGTTGGCTCTGTTGCCACGCCATTTGAACGGCGTCAATACGGAGAAGAACTAATATTGTGTCAACGGTATTACGAAAAATCATATAATAATAGTGTTGCTGTTCCAACGTCAGTTTCTGCTGGAACGGGCCAATTGTTTGTTAATGCAATTGCAGGTGGCGCAACAATCATCACGGTAAATTTTGCAGTTTCAAAACGCACATCTCCAACTGTTGTTACATATGACAACGCAGGAACATCTGGTAAAAATACATATTATACAACAGGTTGGATTAATGGTGCTACGGCAACTATAAATACTGCGCTTGAAAAAGGGTTTAATGCAACTCTTGGCGGTACAGGAACCCTTCTTTATTTAAACGCCGATTGGGCAGCATCAGCGGAACTTTGATCATGTACACAAACGCACAATATATTGCTCCCTATGGTGTAAACACTAGCATCCGCGTTGACATCAACGGCGTAACCAGCTTTGTCCCTATTGATCCAGACAACACGGACTATGTTAATATCATGGAACTTGTTGCTGAAGGCAAACTTACAATCGCACCCGCTGATGAGGTAACAAACTAATGGGCATTCAAGCGTTTACACCAATGGGCAATACGGTGACGTTTACAGCGGCAGCATCCGCTCCTACGCCCGTTCTAGCCACATCAAGCACTATTGGGGCAACTCAATACAAGATTGTTATTCCTGGCGGAAATAGCACCGTGTTCATTGGTTACGGGCCATCTTCTGCGGCGGCAACGGCTGGTGCGGTGGCTGTGACATCCTCAGGCAATGCCATCGTCATGCTGGCTGGTACTGACCAGATCATCACCTTGAATGCCAATCAGTATTTCACCGGTGTCACCGACACGGGGACTGCCAAGGTCTACATTATGACGGGAGACGGCATGTGAGCCTTAAATCCTTTCAATATCTGCAATCTGGTGGTGGCGGTAGCGGGACCGTAACGCTGGTTAGCACGGATGCTAACTTGACCGGTGGCCCAATCTCCACAACGGGTACGATTGGCCTTGCCAATGTGATCTCGTTTGTTTCCGGAAATGTCACAACGACAAATTCCAGCGTTGGCACGGCTATTGTTAACATAAACACCCTGAATGCTGCTGTTAACGGTCTGAACGCCCAGATTCCAGTCAATTACGCTTCGACAGCCAATCTTTCTGTTACCTACAACAATGGCACGTCGGGTGCTGGCGCGAATTTAACAGCAACAACAAACGGTGTGTTCTCTCTTGATGGCGCATCTCCTGCTGCCACTCAACGTGTTCTCATTAAAGATCAAACTGCTAACGTTCAAAATGGCGTCTACACCGTCACTGTTGTTGGCACTGCTGGAACGCCATTTATTCTGACTCGCGCTACGGATTACGATCAATCATCCGAAATAGCTGCTGGCGATGGGTTCTATGTCATTAGCGGGTCAACCCTGAACAACACGACTTGGGTACAACAGACTCCTGCGCCTGTGACAATTGGCACGACAGGCATTGTGTTCACTCAGTTTGCCGGAACGCCATCAACATCTATCTTGCCTATTTCTCGTGGTGGGACAGGGGCTAATACGGCTGTCACTGCTCTAGCAAACTTAGGTGGTGTTTCAACAGGCAAAGCCATAGCAATGGCAATTGTGTTCGGGGGTTAAAATGGCTAATCCAAATATCGTCAATGTCTCGGCAATTTACGGCACAACGTATGTGCAATCAGTTGGAACGTCTGCAACTGCAATTGTTACGAATGCAACGTCATCTAATACGGTTGTTAAGCTGGATGCGCTCTACGTTGGCAATATTGATACAGCCGCATCATACAAAATTACCGTTGATCTTTTTAGGTCATCGACTGCCTATAACATGCTGTACCAAGTTTCTATTCCTGCTGGTGCGGGTTTGGATGTTTTGTCAAAGTCGATCTACCTTCAAGAAGGTGACTCGTTGCGTTTGACGGCTGATACAGCAAGCAAACTTCAGGCAATCGCTTCAGGAGAGGTCATTTCCTAATGCGTAAGGGCAATGGCGGGATCATCGGGCCTCAGAACAGAACGACTCAAACGGTCGCCTCTGGTATTTGGTCTATGGACGAGCAACAGCAATCGTTGGGTGCGCGTAACTGGCCTGGCACTCCTGCTGCTACTGTTCCCAATGCTCCCAGCTTTGCCACTCCTGCTACATTTACGGCTTCTATTAGCGGATCGACAATGACCGTTTCCGCTGTTGCAAGCGGAACATTGGCTGTTGGTCAACTTGTCACTGGTAACGGCGTTTCTCAATACACTGTGATTATGTCCCAGTTGACCGGTACAACGGGTTCGACAGGCACTTATTCTGTTTCAATTGGGCAGACGGTATCTTCAACCAGCATGTCATCTACCATTTCATTGACATCTGTTACGGCTACTACGTCAACGCTATCAATCCCTTATACTCTTGGGTATGACGGCGGTAAGCCAATTACCTCTGTAACAGCAAGTGTTTATAGCGGTTCGACGTTTATTACCTCCGTTTCCGGTTCCTCATCTCCGTTAACAATTACGTCTTTGCCCAACAGCACAGTCTATTCTGTAACGCTAACGGCAACCAATTCTGTTGGTACAAGCCCTGCAAGCACAGGTCCGTATTTCCAAACAGCTTCTGTTCCAAGTGCGCCAACTATCGGAACAGCTACTCTTGTTGGAAACAATGGGGCAAACGTCGCGTTTACGCCAACAACCAGTAATAACGGTAGTGCAGTTACAACCTATACGGCTGTGTCCAGCCCCGGCGGCATTACTGCATCTAGTGCTACATCGCCTATTTCTATTTCTGGTCTTGCATCAAATACGTCTTATACGTTTACGGTCTATGCAGTTAATGCTGTCGGAAATGGCGCATCGTCTGCTGCGTCTAATTCTATTACAACTGCAAATGTCGTTTCCTTTAGTTATCTCTTAGTTGCTGGCGGGGGCGGCGGTGGGGCCTATGATACTGCTGGCAATGGATATTCTCCCGGTGCTGGCGGTGCGGGCGGTTTGCTTTATTCTACGTCTGGATCAACAACCCCCGGAACAACACTTACGGTAACAGTTGGTGCTGCTGGTACGGGCGGCAGTCAATTAGGTACATCTGGCGGCACAAATGGCGGTAATAGTACCATTACTGGATATACAAGTGCTGTCGGCGGGGGCCGCGGCGCTCAAACAACGGGTGCAACGCAAACTTATTATGCTCCATTAGTTGGTGGAAGCGGGGGCGGTGGCAGCCAAGGCAATGGGTCGACTGGAACATCTGGTCAAGGCAATGCTGGTGGGTTAGGTTCTCCTAATGGCTCCGTTTATGGTGGCGGTGGCGGTGGTGGTGCGGGCGCGGTTGGCGCAGCGGGGTCAGGTACCACAGGTGGAAATGGCGGAATCGGGATCACTAATTCGATTACCGGAACAAGCATTTATTACGCTGGGGGCGGCGGCGGCGGCGCATATTTCTCGTCAGCTTACGGGACTGGCGGAACTGGTGGCGGCGGGTCTGGTGGCAGTCCTCCAGTTGCTGGGACAACCAACCTTGGCGGTGGTGGCGGTGGGGCAGGAAACGGCAACAACGGTGCAAACGGTGGTTCTGGCGTTGTTATTATTCTTTCTGCAAGTGCTGCGGCGTCTACAACTGGTTCTCCAACAGTAACAAACCCAAGCGGTCAGTATTGCTATAAGTTCACTGGCTCTGGTTCGATTACATTTTAAGGTGGGACATGGGACATTTTGTAAAACTTGATGATCAAAATGTTGTTACCGATGTAATTGTCGTTAACAATGAAACCTTGAACAATTTGCCGTTTCCTGACAGCGAACCCGTTGGCGTAGCGTTTTTGATTGAATGGTCTGGCGGTTACACAAATTGGAAACAGACATCTTACAACGCTAATTTTCGCAAAAAATATGCTGGGATTGGATACACATATGATCCCTCTCTTGATGAGTTTGTGCCTCCAATAGAAATTACAGGTGAATAATGTCTCAGGATACTATTAATCTTATGATCACCTTAAGCGGGGCAGTGTTTGGCTGGATTCTGCGCGTGGTCTGGGAAAGTATCCGAAGTCTCCAAGACGAGATGAACGAGTTCCAGCGTGAAGTTCATACGTCCTATGTGAGCAAAGATGACTATCGGCAAGACATCCTTGAGGTTAAAGAGATTCTAAAACAGATCTTTGACAAACTGGATCGTAAGGCAGACAAGTGAGGCTTGGCGATGAACTTCGATACGCTTTCAATTGTTGAGTTTGGCGACACGGAGGGGCTAGATGCTTTCTTGTTTGAGAACTCTACACAGCATCAATTGTTCCGTGATACGTTCTTCGATCAGGGTTTGGTCGCCCCTGCCTATCCTTTGTATGCCGCAGATCCAAACAACCTAGATGATTGGCTACTAGCGCATCAGGTCGAACATCAGTATTATGCAGCTCAACTTGGATTGTCTAATCCTTTCAATATGTTGGATGCTGACTTCCAAAAAGAAGATGATTTCTACGAGTGGTTGGCACAGCATGTGTTTGCTCACCAACAGATCGTCAACGCATTGGGGTTAACGTAATGGTCGCTCCTGCTGGTCCTGGGATTGGTAAAGCCAAAGACGCTCAGGTGATGGGTGCTCTTAAAGGTAAGGCTGAGGTTCCTCCTGGCAAGCAAGGGGGCATGGACGGTCAGAAGTGGATGAACTCTGCCCAGATTATTACAAAGTTCTTCACTCAATCTCTTGGCACAGAAGAAAAAGCCAGGCAGATGTTGAATTTTATTGGTGCTAAGGTTCAGCGCAAAGAAGTGAAGCTCGTTCAGTTGGGAAACACTGTCTTTGTCATTTACCCAAGACCCGACAAGAGTGCTGAGTTCTACAACATAAGCGTTGAGCCTAAAAACTTGGCAAAGCGCATAGAAGCCCTTTCCAACACGTTGAAGCAAATGGGCTTCATTAAAATGTACACATTATCAATCACACCTGAATCAACTAAGATAGCGGAAGCGACAGGTTTGCCATTTAAGCGCGTGCAATCGCAGATGATGTCTGGCAAACAAATGGTTCCTGCGTTCCGTTATGAGGTGGCATTGTGATCACTTATCAAGAAGAGCCGTTTGAAGAGTTGTGGCCTGATCTCCAAGAGCATTTGACATCTCATTGGGAAGAAGCAGGTAGCATGAAAGAGTTCAAGCTCAACATTGACTATGACCTGTTTGTGCATCTTGAGAACGAAGGTTCGCTGTTTTGTGCATCCGCTAGAGACGGTGACAAGCTGGTTGGCTATGTCATTGATTTCATTAGATACCATGTGCATTACAAAGATGTAAAAGTGGCGATAGCAGACGCTTATTACATTGCAGAGCCTTATCGGGCCAAGTGCGCTCGCGGTCTGACTCGGTTCACTGAAAAATGCGAAAGAGAAATGGGAGTTTATTCTCGTATCACTCGTTCAAAGAAAGCCAACAATGCTGGTAAGTTTTTTGAGCTTATGGGATACGTTGAAGCCGAAGTTTCTTGGATTAAGAGGCTGTAATGGTTATTAGTGCCGTTGTTGCTGCTGTTGGGTGGGGTGCTACGGAAGCCGGTGTAGCTGCGGCTATTGGCGGCGCAATTGCTGGTGGCCTTGGTTTGGAGGCCACTGCTATTATCATTGGCGAAACAACCCTTGGCGCCGTTATTGGCGGCACAGTTATCGGGTCTGGGTTGGGCGCATTGAAAGCTGCGGCAACGGGCGGGGACATTCTGCAAGGCGCGTTGGTCGGCGGCATTACAAGCGGTGTTGGTTCTATCGCATCCGGTGCTATTGGATCTGCATTAGTGCCTGAAGGTATGCAAGGCCCAGGGTTATTGCCTGAAATTGGCGGCTCGACCATTGCAGGCGTAGGGCTCCAAAAAGGTCTTACAGGCGCACTTACAGGGGCTTTGGGGTCCGGTTTGACCGGAGGCGATCCTTTGCGCGGGGCATTGCTCGGCGGTGTGTCTGGAGGTATTTCTGGGGCTGCTGGTCAGGCTTTCGGGCTTGGCTCTGGCGGCACATCTGCGCTGGGCAGTGCTTTGGGTACTGGGTTGAATTACGCTTTTCCTGCTGATCAAAAAGCACAAACTAGGGGTGTATCTGCTCAAACACCTTTTCAACCGACAGCAACTGCAAAAACGACCCCTGGCAGCAGTGCTACACTTGGCAACGCTCTGTCCATTGCGCCTGGAATGGGGTATACTCCGTCCAGTACTGTGTTTGGTGCAAGCGAGAGCGATAAACCAAAATCTAACGTATGGAACGTGGAATCGCTGAAAGGCGGCGCGGAGGTTGGGCCTAATGTCTCGTAGTCTTGCTAGTGTGTTGAAAAC